AAGAGCTTCTGTACTGTTGGGAGTTGTGGAGCCGTACGGAGCAGGAGTGGCCGGCCGGCGACTGGCATACGTGGGTCATCATGGCCGGCCGCGGGTTCGGCAAGACGCGCACGGGCGCCGAGACGGTGCGTCAGGTCGTCGGGCGTGCGCCGAATCAGCGTATCGCGCTCATCGGGCCGACGGCCGGCGATTGCCGCGAGGTTATGGTAGAGGGCGAAAGCGGGTTGCTCGCGGTGTTTCCGCCGAGTCAGCGGCCGATGTATGAGCCGTCGAAACGCCGGGTCACGTTCCACAACGGCTCGCGGGCGTTTCTGTATTCGGCCGAGGAACCGGAACGGTTGCGCGGTCCGCAGCACCATTGGGCATGGTGCGACGAAATCGCAGCGTATACGAAGCTGAAAGACGTTTGGTCGAATCTGCAATTCGGGTTGCGCCTCGGCGCGGACCCGCGGATACTGGCGACGACGACGCCGCGGCCGATGAAGTTCTTGAAGGAGCTTGTCGGCGACGCCGGCACGGTGGTTACGCGCGGCTCGACGTTCTCGAACGCGGCAAACCTGCCGGCGTCGCAGTTGGCGTACTACCAGCGGATCTACGGCGGTACGCGCATCGGCCGGCAAGAGCTTGAAGGGCAGTTGCTGGAAGAGAGCGAGGGCGCGCTATGGACGCGTGACGCGATCGACGCCGCGCGCGTCAAGACGGCGCCGGAACTGGTGCGCGTCGTCGTCGCGATCGACCCGGCGACGACGGCCGGCGAGAATAGCGACGATACCGGGATATCGGTGTTCGGAATCGACGATGCCGGCGAGGGCTACGTGCTCGCCGACGACACGTGCCACCTGCCGCCCGCACAGTGGGCGGCGCGGTCGGTGATGGCGTTCGATCGTTGGGAAGCGGATCGCGTGATCGGGGAGGCGAACAACGGCGGCGACCTGGTCGAGTTGACGATACGGACCGAGCGGCGCAATATCAGCTACGAAAAGGTCCACGCTTCGCGCGGCAAGGTTGCGCGGGCCGAGCCGGTCGCCGCGCTCTATGAGCAAGGGAAAATCCACCATGTCGGGTCGCATCCGGCGCTTGAGGATGAAATGGTGAACTTCGTGCCGGGTCAACTCAAGCGGTCGCCGAACCGGGTTGACGCGCTCGTGTGGGGCGCGTCGTATCTGATGCTCAAGCCGCAACGCCAGGGGCGGGTGTTGAGTCTATGACGCTTTTAGAGAGTCGGATTTATACGTATGCGCGGATGTTGGCGAGCGATGAGGAGCTATGCCGGATATGCAACCTCACGCCGGCCGCGCTCGAGCGCCACCGCGGCATCATCGACGAAGGAAAGGCGGCGGGAATGGTGGGCTTGCGTTATGAGCGGGCGCAGACGACCGCGCGGCGCAACGCCAAGGGTAAAGGGCAATAAATGGCAGTGTTGGCGGCGAAGATTGAGCACTGGCCGATTGAACGGCTGATACCCTACGCGCGCAACGCGCGCACGCATTCATCGGCGCAGGTCGAGCAAATCGCGCGGTCGATTCAAGAATTCGGTTTCAATGCTCCGATACTGGTTGAACCGGGCGCCGGTATCCTCGCGGGTCACGGGCGGTTGATGGCGGCACGCAAGCTCGGGTTGCCTGAAGTGCCGGTAATTGTGCTTGAGCATCTGACCGAGATACAGCGGCGTGCCTATGTTCTCGCCGACAATAAACTGGCGTTAAATGCCGATTGGGATATGGCGATGCTCACTGATGAACTGGCGCAGCTCGCGCAAGACATCTCGGTGGAATTGCTCGGGTTCGATTCAGCCGAGTTTGAAGCCATGCTGAAGAAACTGGAACCGCCCGACGAATTTCCGGAGTATGACGAAAACGTCGAAACACAACACCAGTGTCCGAAGTGCGGGTATCAATGGAGCGGCAAGCTATGAGCATCCGTATCGTGCATGATACATGTAGCCAGTTTACTAGCTGCGGCGACGTGACGAACCGGCCGTGCCCAACGATTATGTCATCGTCGCGTGATGCGGGGCGCTACAAGGTCGTTGTAGACGGGCAGCCGGAACCGCCGGCGATCGGCAAGCCGCGACCGCCGTACGCCGTCCCGTCGATGGCGGAAATCGCAGCGATTCCCTGGAACGGTCTGAAAGTGGCATCGACGTTTTCCGGTTGCGGCGGCTCGTGTACGGGTTATCGCATGGCTGGCTTTCGCGTCGTCTGGGCGAGCGAGTTCGTCCCGATCGCGCAGGACTCGTACCGGGCCAACATGGCCGAAGGGTCGATTTTAGACGGCCGCGATATTCGCCTGGTCAAGCCTGAGGACATTCTGGCGGCGGCGGGACTCGCGGCCGGCGAGTTGGATGTATTCGACGGCTCGCCGCCGTGTCAGGCGTTTTCTACCGCGGGCAAGCGTGAAAAGGGCTGGGGTACGGCGAAGAAATACGAGCATGGCGCCGAGCAGTGCAACGAAACGCTATTCGACGAATATGTACGCCTGCTCCGCGGGCTGCAGCCGCGCGTATTTGTCGCCGAGAACGTGAGCGGCCTAGTTAAAGGGACGGCGAAGGGCTGGTTTATCGAAGTGATGAAGTCGCTCAAGGAATCCGGCTACCGCGTGTCGGCGCGGTTGTTGGATGCGCAATGGCTCGGCGTGCCGCAGGCTCGCGAGCGCATCATATTCGTCGGCGTGCGTGATGATCTGAAAAGAGAACCGGCGCACCCGAAGCCGTTCGTTTATCGCTATTCCGTGCGTGATGCGTTGCCTTGGATTGCTTCTTTGCGGGCTGATAGGGATGAATGGCGAAGCGCGATAACGCCGAGCGCGACGATTGTCGCATCCGACGGCGGGCGTTCGGCCGGCTGGCATGGACTCGGTATGGTGCAAGATGGCGAGAATAGGCGAAAATTCACGATTCAGGAATTGAAAGCCATTTGCGGCTTTCCTGCCGATTACGTTCTTTGCGGCTCATACGCGAAGCAGTGGGAGCGTTTAGGTAATGCGGTTCCGCCCGTTATGATGAAAGCGATCGCCGAGACGATTCGGGATCAAGTGCTAGGCCGGCCGGCTGCGGAAACGAACGTAAGCGTTGTAGACGACTAGCGAAGGAACCGCGGAGCCGGCCGGCGCTTTCAGTTTAGCAGGGGAGGGGCGTTTATGGTTGCGGTACGAACGATTCTACTGGTCGCCGCGCTGTTGTGTTTCGGACTCGCGGCGATCGACGCTGATGTTGTGGGTGTTGTCGCTGTTGCTGGTGTGAGCGGTCTAAACCTCGTCGTCGTCGCGCATCCATGCCTGAGTTACTGATTAATTCGATTGTTTCCGGCCGCAATCAAGAGCCGTACGTCCAGATTATGCTCGACGGCAAGATGGCGCAATTGACGCCGGCCGAGGCGCAGAGCTTCGCCTTGCAACTCATGACCGCGGCCGAGGCGGCGATCGGCGACGCGTTTCTGGTGCATTTCATGGGCGGCGCCGCTGGCGGCGCCGGCGAGCGCGAGGCGTTGCTCGGCAAGTTGCTTATCGGGTTTCGCGACTATCGGATGAACGTAAGGGGGTCCGCCGACCCGCTCAAGTGGGGCGAAATCGCGGAATGGACGGGCGGCGAACCGCCGGCGGGACCGTAAAGGTATGAGCGGGCGAGCGGGCGTTGCCGTCGCCGTTTCGCCCGCTCTATCGGCGGCTCGTGTTCATGGCTTGCCGCAATAGATCGTTAATACGTGTCTGGTATCCGTCGCCGGCCGATTTGAGCCACGCGAGCACGTCGGAGTCGATGCGGAGGGTAACGGCCGCTTTCCGCGGCCGGAAGTGGACAAGTACGGCGTCGGGCGATAGTTCCGGCGCGTCGGTTTTACTGGCCTTGCTCATGCGGCGGCGACCTCAATCACGGCGGTTTCGGTGGTCGGCGGCGGTATCGGGATTCCTTCCGCCTGCAGACCTTCAATGTGCAACTCGACCGCTTCCCGAATCATCGTCTCGCATTCGGCGCGAGTATCGCCGACGCTCACACAACCGGGAAGGTCGGGTATATAGGCCGACCATGTGTCTACGCCTTGCTCGTTGGGGCCGTGCTCGTAAATCACTGCGTACGTCATCGTTTCAATCCTGCCTTTTTGAGAATACTATTCAGCGTTCCTGGTTTCAGGTCGCCGGAATGATCGGGAACGGTTACCAATCCGGGTTTGTAAGGGTGCCGGAATTGCCGATGGCTACCCTTTTGGCGCACTTGTTGCCAGCCGTCGGCTACCAGCAGTCTGATGATGTCTCTCGCGCTCATCTACCATTACATTATCGTACATACAAAGGTGTATTGTCAAGTTGGGAGTGAACCGGACCGATTACGACCGGGCGCCGCGGGAAATGCAGCCGCGCGAGCTAGAAGCGCTCGCGTTGCTCGGCGAGTGCCTGCCGCAAAAGGCGATCGCGCGTCGTATGCGGGTCGAGCCGGGAACCGTCAAGGTCTATTTGCATAATGCGTACGAAACCCTCGGGTTCGGCCTATTGCCCGAGGCGTCGCTACGGGCGCTCGCGGTGCGGTGGAGTATGGCGCGGGCGCTCGGGTTGCCGCGGTCGATCGCGCGCGACCCGCGGGCGCGGTTGCTCGAAGATTTGGGATTGCCGGCCGATTGGCCGGCGAGCGGGCGAGCGGGCGGCGGTTCGCCGTTTCGCTCGCTCGCGGCCGGGCGATGACGGCCGAGCCGCGGTTCTGGATTCCGTGGAATCTGCCGGCCGACCCGGCGACCGTCACGCACACGATCGACCCGGAAACGGGCATATGGCCTATTGCCGAGTGGGGCGCCTCATGTTATCGCGGGTTCGTTTCCGATTCCCGGTTCAGTTCCACGGCGCAGGTTATTCCGCGGACCAATCGAGACGTAAGCCGGAAGTGGAGGGCGTTAGATAATGCCGGTCATTGATCGAGCGATCGCATTTTTACGCGGGCAAAAAAGCGTCCCGATTCTGAACGACAATAACGGCAATTTGCCGACGATTCGCGTCGTCGGCGGGTCGGGCTTGCCCGGTGCGCAGTGGACGGCGCGCGGCTATCAGCAGATGGCGCAAGCCGGCTACAAAGACAATTCGGACGTGTACGCCTGTATTTCGCTGATTGCGGCCGCGGGCAAACAGGTCAAATGGTGGGACGGCGGCGGTAACTCCAAAGCGCATTCGCCGCTCGAAAAACTCGCGCGGGCGGTCGGGAGCGACCCGTACCGCGATATCGCAAGCGTCGTCGGCGATAAAGCGGCGATCGCGCGGCGGATCAAGGCGGCGACCGACCCGCGGGCGTCGATTGCAATGCTGAAAGGCGCGGGCGGCGCCGAGTTTATCGAGGCGTGGTTGAGTTACATCCTCATTTCGGGCAATGACTACATCGAAATCGACCGGCGCGCGAACAATGACCCGGTCATGGTCTACCTGATGCGTCCGGATCGGGTGACCGCGGCGGTTCGTCCGGCGAGCGACAACACGGCGCCGCACATGACCGAGGTGGAATTGGTCGAGAGTTGGCGGATATCTACGTACGGGCGCGCGCGGCCGGTCGTGCCGGCCAACATTGTGCATAGCAAGCTGTTTAATCCGCTGGACGACATCTACGGCATGGCGCCGCTTGAGGCGGCTATGCTCAAGATCGACGCGCAAAACGAAGGAATCGCGCTGTTAAAGCGCATCCTGCAGCGCGGGTTCTCGCCTGGTTGGATCGAGGCGGCGAAGGATTCGATTTGGGAAGAGCCGCAAGTGGCGCAGTTGAAGGAACGGCTCGGGCGATCGAAAGCGGCCGGCGAAGAAATCTTTCTCGAGAACGCCACGTGGCATCAAATGGGGTTCAACCCGTCGGATTCGGGCGTCGGCGAACAGCAGATTTTGAGCAAGCGCGATATTGCGAGCGTCTTTCACGTGCCGGCGCAATTGATCGGCGACACGACGACGCAAACCTACAACACGTACGGCGAAGCTCGCCGCGCGCTCTATATGGAAGCGGTGATACCGCTACTCACGCAGTTCCGCGACGATTGGAACGCGACGCTCGGGCGCGAGCTTAACTCGCCGCTTGACTTCGACAAGGATTCGTTCGACGCGATCGCCGCAGCCAGGTCGGAAGCATGCGACCGGGTACACAAGCTCTTTACGGCCGGCATCATTACGCAGAATGAAGCGCGCGGCGACTTGGAGTATGGGGCGGTCGCGGGCGGCGACGTGTTCTATGCGCCGGCAAATATGATGCCATTGGGTGAAGCGGATGTTACAGGCAAACCAGCGGGTCAGGATTGACGGCGGCGACCGCGGCGACGTGGTCGGGCGGGTCGAGGAGGTGCGGCCGGTCGGCGAGTTGCCGGCCGAGGTTCGCACGGCGCTTGAAGAGTGGGGCGTGAGCCGGATTGCGGCGATTACGTACCATAGCTCGCCGGCCGCTCAACTCATTGTTACCGCGGTCGAAATCGAGGGCGAATGGTTCGACCTCGACCGCAACCCCATGCATATCGAGGTGGTCGGGTCCTACGCATGCGGCAACGCTTTACCGAGTTAGTCTCGCGGTTCAACGGCGTGTGCGCGGAGTGCCGGCGCGCGATCGCGCGCAATGCGCCGATGATTTACGACTGGCACGAACGCAAAAGCTATTGCAAGGCGTGCGGCGAGCGGCGGATGAAGGAAGCCGCGCCGTCGCTGTTCAGTCAATGACGCCGGCCGCGGAAACGCAGAACGACCGGCGAGCAGCTCTTGAGGCGGCGCGCATTTGGCTGGTATTCTCCGCGCTCACTCGCCGCGGCGCCGTGCGGTATACCGCGGCCGCGGCGGCGATACTGGCCGGCGAGTTGAGCCGTGCGGCGGATCAATACACGGCCGGCGGCGAAGCGGCCGCGGTCGGCGTGGTCGAACCGGCCGCCTGGTCTAAGTATCTCGATCGCGTGTGGATGGCGATGGTGCCGGCCGGCGGGGCTTTGGCCGGCGACTGGATCGGCGGGGCGCCGTCCGAGGCTGTATTGCTCGCGTCGGCTCGCGCCTGGTTGACGCGGAACGGCGGCGAGCGCGTGGCGGGAATCAGTGAGACTTCGCGCGACGTGATTGAACGTCAAATTCGTACGGGTGTTGAAAGCCGGGAAAGTGTAAGCGAGATATCCGCGCGTCTACGCAGCGCGCGGTTGTCGATCGTGCCGGCGCGCGCGGAAACGATCGCCGGTACGGAGGTTCACGCGGCGGCGAATTTCGGATCATACGTCGCGGCGGTTGATTCGCGGGCGGTCGAGGAAAAACTATGGCTTGCGACACCCGACGGACGGGTGCGCGATGCTCATATCGGCGCGAGCGGGCAGCGGCGGGAACTTAACGATGCGTTTTCTGTCGGCGGCGAAAGTATGATGTATCCCGGCGACCCGGCCGGAAGTCTCGCGAACACGATCAATTGCCGGTGTACGTTGGGCTATGTGCGGGTCGAGCGGCCGCGGGCGCGGGCGCGGGTCGCATGACGGGCCGGGAGTTAGCAGCAAATGGGGGGGCGATATGAAGGGGAAGCGGGGCGACCGGCCGGCGACAGCCGAAAAGACGAACGACGCCGCGGCGCCGGCAACGGGCGACGTTACGGCGCCGGCAACGGGCGACGTTACGGCGGTCAAGCCGGATACGGCGATCAAGACGTACGAAAAGATCAGGTTTTCGGAGTCGATCAAACATTCGTTTACGGTGGGCGAGCTTGCCGAGATTGCCGATAAGATGGGCGCCGCGGCGTCGCGCGTCTTTCGCATCGAAAGCGAAAAGGCGGAACAGGCGGCGCACTATGGCGCGCTGTTAAAAGAGGCGAACCGGTTGCACGCCGAGTTGGTCGAAAAGTTCAATCTGCGGTACGAAATGCGCGATGTGGAATGCCGGGTTGAGTTCGACAAGCCGGAAGTCGGCTATAAGTCGATCGTGCGGACTGATAACGATGAAACCGTGCGCGAGGTGAAAATGACGGACGCGGAAAAACAGCGGGCGTTCGTGTTCGATGCCGGCGACGGCAAGCCGCAATGAAGGAAAAAATGGGTCCGTATCGTGGACCCGGCGAGCTTGCTAAAGGCTCAACGCTCCGCTTGCGCAGAGTGGCGCACGGCGGAGACTGTTAGTTGTTTTCTTCCAAGTGCTTTATGCGGGCGTCCATGACTTGCTCGACACGCAATAGCTTTTCGGTGAATAGTTTTTCGAGCGCATCAAAACGTTGGTCACTGCGGCGGTTAATGCGGTCTTCCGTCCGATTGACGATGGAATATACGCCGACCAAAATTGCGATGGTTGAAACGGCGTTAGCGATCAGGTTTGTCGGGTCTGTCAAGGTGTTTCCTCATGCCGGTTAGCGACCGACTAAGTACATTATAACACATACGTTTAAGGGGTTTCGCCATGTCTGAATCAAAGCTCGTTTGCGCGTTCCAATTCAAAGAACTCGGCGACGCCGGCCAATTTGCCGGTCACGCCGCGGTGTTCGATAACGTCGATTTGCAAGGCGACAAGATCGCGGCCGGCGCGTTCGCTAAGACGCTGAAAGAGACGGGCGGCAAGTGGCCTATCCTGATGGGGCATATCATGGCGCGCATAGTCGGGTTCAGCCTGGAAGCGGCCGAGGATAGTAAGGGACTCGCGGTGACCGGCGAGTTTACGCTCGGCAGTGACGAAGGGCGCAACGCGTACGCGACCGCGCAGCATGCCGCGCGCGTCAAGGCGCCGATGGGGCTGTCGATCGGGTACGGCGTTCGGAAAGGCGGCGCCGACTATGACGAAGCGACCGGCGTACGTACGCTCAAGTCGCTCGACGTTTACGAGTTTTCACTCGCCGCGGTGCCGGCGAATCCGCGGGCGCGCGTCGCGCGCGTCAAAGCGGCCGGCGAGCGGTGGAGTGTGCGCGAGTGTGAGGAAATCCTGCGGGATGCGGGGTTTTCTTCCAGTGAGGCTAAGTGCCTCATTTCCTCTTTGAAGGGGCAACGGGATGTTGAACCGGAAACGGCGCTAGCGGCGCCGGATCTAAGGGCGGTCGAGTTGGTGAACGCGGCTCGATCGACTAACTTACTCGTTCAAGTCAGGGACTTACTCCATGTCTGAAACGGCCTTAACTCTCAATCCGGAACAACAAAAGGAATTGCTCGGCCTGTTGGGCGATTTCAAGAAAACCTACGCGCAACTCGACGCCGATCAAAAGGCGCTCGGCAAGGGGCAGAGCGACACGCTGGTCAAGCTCGACAAGTTGACCGACGACATGAGCGCGTTGCACAAAAAGGTGACCGACGACAACGCAAAGCGGCTCGACGCGATCGAGGCGACCATGCAGCGGCAAACGGCCGAGCGCGTGCGGCCGAAGTCGATCGGGCAGCAAGTTATCGAAGACGAGCGGTTGCTCGCGGCGATCAAAAGCGGCGGGCGCTTCGCCGTCTCGATCGCGGTCAAGGGTCCGCTGTGGCAGACGAAAGATATTCTCAACGTCTCGGCGTCATGGGGCGACCGCCAGGACTATATCGCGGCGAGTCCGCGCACGCCGCTCGGCGTACGCACGCTGGTACCGCAGGGGCGCACGTCGGCGGGCGCGGTCGAGTACATCGAAGAAACGAGCTTTACGAATAATGCCGCGGTCGTGGCCGAGGGCGCCGCGAAGCCGAAATCCGACAAGGTGTTTACACCGCGTACGTCGATTGTCCGGACGATCGCGCACTACTTCAAGATGAGCAAACAGACGTTCGATGATCTTCCGTTTCTGGCAACCCAAGTCGAGAACAACGGCATTTGGGGCGTACAGAACGTCGAGGATAACGAGCTATTGAACGGCTCGGGCGTGCCTCCGCATTTGCAGGGCTTCATGACGGTAGCGGCCGCGGCACCGGCGCCGTTGCCTGCGACGGGCGCGACGCTGGTGGACGCGATCGGCGCCGCGGTGTTCTCGCTCGCCGCTCAAGGATTTATGGCGGATGGCGCCGTAGTCAATCCGGCCGATTGGGGTTCGGTCGCGATGATGAAAAACGCGCAGGGTAACTACATTTTCGCGAATCCGCTGGACTACACGGCGGGCGGTCGAATCTGGGGTTCGCGCCTGGTCTTATCGGCGAATCAGATCGCCGGTAATTTCCTGGTCGGCGCGTTTCAGGGCAACTCGCAAATTCTCGACCGCGAGGATGTCAACGTTCAGGTTGCGACCCAGAACGAAGACGACTTCATCAAGAACATGGTTACGATTCTGGTAGAGGAACGGCTTGCGCTGGTGATCTACCAGCCTAAAGCGTTTGAGAAGGGCGTCACGCCGACCGGCGTGCTCGCCGCGGAAGTTGAGGGCAGCGGTCGCCGCGGCCGCGGGTAAGCTGTTAGACTTTCGGGGTTAGTTCCCGAAAACGGCCGGCCGCTTCTGCCTTTGGGGTGTGCGCCATGCTTGAGGGTGGAGCGGCCGGTTACGGAAAGGGTCTGGTCTATGGCGAAACGCAAGCCGGTACGATCGCCCGAAAACAAAGCGATCGACCCGGCGCCCGAAAACAAAGCCGGAACCGGGCGGCGGGAAGAGTTGCCGCATGCGCCGAAATTTTGGAAGTATGAGACGTCCGGCGTGCTCGCGCCGGCCGTGCAGCGGTACCTTTCGGGCGCGCCCTTGACAACAGAAGAGGTTGCCGTGTTGCGGGACTATTGCCGGCAATGGATCGCGTCGGCGGTCTGGGAGATGAACCCGCACGGCAACGGCGTATGGCTGGCTGATTTGCGCCGCGGCGTCGAGGGGATAACGTCGCTCGAGGCGCTGAGGCGTTGGCTGGCGACCGCCGAGGCGGCGGGGTGTGACCCATTATGAAATTCGTTGATTTGTCGGTCGTGACGGCGCCGGCCGGTTTGCCGGTCACGGCGCAAGAGTTTACCGACCATGCGCGACTGAACGGCATCACGGTTGCCAATCAGCCGGAACTGCTCGAACGCGAGTTGACCGCGGCGACGCAGCGCGCCGAGCAATATCTGAGGCGGTCGCTCATCACGCAAACGCTGTCGGCGTTGTATGCGCCCGAGGATAGCGCCGCGGCGCTGATGATCGCGTTGCCGCGCGGTAAGGTGCAATCGGTGTCGTCGGTCACGTCGGCCGGCGCGCCGGTCGCGGGCTATACGTACGAATGGAACCTGATAACCCTCGCCGAGCCGTTGACGGCGCCGGCCGTCGTAGAGTGGATCAGCGGGTTCGGCGATACCGGCGATGACGTGCCGGATCAGATACGCGAGGGTATTTTGCAGTACGCGACGGTGTTGTATGAGGGCCGCACGGGCGACCGCGAGGCGAAGTATCAGGCATCGGCCGGCCGCACGCTGCCGGCCGGCGTGGTCGATTTGTGGCGCCCGTTCCAAGTGGAGATCAGCGGCTAATGTGCGTTCGCCTGGTGCGGTTATTGTGTCCGAGCCGGCATTGCGTAATCGCGCTCACGTACGAATCGCCCGACGGCGAGCCGATCGCCGGCATGTCGATTGAAGTAGTGCGGCAATTGGCGGCGCTTGTCGCGGCGCGCGCGATCAAGCCCTATTGCGGGGTGTGCGGCTCGCGGGTGTTGACGCCGCAAGATGCGCCGACCCGGTTCGCTTCGATGGTTGAGGCGGCGGGACCGGAAGCGGCCGCGGAGCAATCCGAAACGGCGCGGTGGGCGGCGCTCGCGCGTCGGGCGCGGGACAATTGACGGCCGGTGAAACGAAATGAACGCTAGCGAATTGCGCGAGTGGGTCGGGTTGTTCCAAATGGAACTGATACCGGACGGTCAAGGCGGGTACCGCGAGCAAGTGCCGGCCGGCCTGGTCGCCGACTTGCCGGCGAAAGTCGCGACGCCGGCCGGCCGCGAGGGTTGGACCGGCGACCAGCTCGGCGCGCGCGTTCGGCACGAGATCACGATTCGCTATCAGCCGGCGATTACGTCGGTCTACCGGGTCATGTGGCGGGACCAGTTTTTGGATATCGTCGGCGAGCCGGAAAACATCGACGCGCGCGACGTGTGGCTGAAGCTGATTTGCGAGCGCAAAGAGGCGGGCGCGCAATAATTTCAAATTTCAAACAAAGGAGTCATATGAGAGAAACGAACGAAGTCACGCTTGAGAAAGCGAAAGAAATTCTAGAGCGTTTCGGCGCCGAGACGCCTACGGCAACCAACTTTATGCCGGAATTCATGGACGACGTAGAGGTGCTCGGGCCTGGTGCGCCTCCAGTGCCCGTCAATCCAAACTACTGCCTATCAATCGTCTCGGCGTTGCGCCTGATGGTCGTATTAGAAGATCTAGGTCCCGTGGCGTATCTCGACCCTCCGCAGGTGTTCGCCTCCGGTAGCCCGTTCCAATACTCGCGCGAGGTGCCGTGGATGACGTTTAACAACGGCGCGGTGCGCAATGCGGGCTTGCTGGCGATCTACTGGAATACCTACCACGGCGACCCGTCGGGCAAGTATGCCGACGCCAACGCGCGCGCCGATATCGCGTGGGGCTAGGGCGCTCATGATTGTCGGGCGGGCGCGTCTTACATGGCGCGGACGGTTGGCGGCGGCAATGCTGTGCTCGCGTTTCAGGGCGTGCCGGGACCTCGGCGAAATGTGGCTCCGGTCCTGGTTCGATCGCGCGCTAAAAGGCGAGGGCGTATCGGTCACGGACTCCGCGGGCAACGAGTTATTCATGTCCGAAATCGTGCGGAGTGAACCGGACGATGGGGCGTATCTGTTGACGCTCGCGTGCGGTCACGTGGTCTGGTCGCCGGCCGGGTGGCCGGGGAGCCGCATTTATTGCGGCGGGTGCGTCGCCGATTATCTCGACCGGTACAAGGCGGGCAAGCTCGCCCGGTGAGCCTGGTGTGTAAACTGGTGTGTAAACTTTATGGCGGCGGCGCTCAGCGTTAAAGTGACGGGCGGCGAGTCGTTGCAGAAAAACATCGCATATCTGCGCGCTAATTTTCCGGATTGGCTCAATCGGGCGATCGAGGCGACCGCGGTGGAAATCCGCGATCAAGCCAAAACCAACGTGCGCACGATCGACGCTTACGACACGCACGAACTATACGAGTCGGTCGCGTACGCCGTGTTTCCGCATCGGTTCAGTGGCGCCGTCTACTCGACGGCGAAGCATGCGCCGTTCATCGAGTTCGGGACGGCGCCGCACTTTCCGCCAGTAGATAAGATCCGCGCGTGGTGCGGCCGCAAAGGTATACCGGAATCAGCCGCGTTTCCGATCGCGCGGGCGATCAGCGAACGCGGCACGCCGGAACGGCCGTGGTTGTACCCGGCGTATTTCGCGTCGATGCGCGGTCACGTTGACCGAATTCGGGCGTTCGTCGCGGCCGGGTTAAGGAAAATGCCGGCATGAGCGGCAAGCGGAAGGACCCGTTCCGGACGCTGGATGATCCGGAGCCGGCCAGGACGGATGAGGAAATCCGGCAGGCATTGATAGACGCGACGCCTCCGGACTTGCGGCCCGCGGGCGGGTATTGGCGGGCGGGCGCGCGGCCGGGTTGGGTCCGGCGCCTGGTCGTGCGCGTCGTGCTCGGTTGGACGTGGGAACCGTTGGTCTAATCTGGTTGGTATGGACAGCCGAATGCAAGCCGGTATCATGCGCGAAATCAAGCGGCGTGTTGGCGACTATAGCGAAAATGATGTAATCGCCGAGCGCGACAAGCTCGTTGCGCTATGGCGCGCGGCGCATCCTGAAGCCGCGGCCGAGGCGCCGAGCGGCGAACACCGCCCGCTCATGCTCTTGGATTATCAAGGCGGTGATGATCCGTTAGAGCGTTGGGCTAATGACGTTTATGTAGTGACCGTGCGGCGCCGCGAGGATGCGGTGTTCGGGACCGGCCGCGGCATGGTTCAGATTGGAATTCACGCTCACGACGGTACCGCACGGCACGATTGGCGCGAGTTTCAAGGGATTAAGAATCAGATTGCCGGCGCCGAATGTGAGGGTTTCGAGTTGTACCCCGCGGAATCGCGGTTGGTTGATCCGTCGAATTATTACACGTTATGGTGCTTTCCGGGCCTAAAGCGCCTGAAGGTGGGCGTTAATGAAGGTCGCCGCGTGTTGGATGCGGGCGAGGCGATGGCGCCGCAACGGGGCTTTTCCTAGTGAACGGGCGGGCGAATAAGCGGCGACGTCGCCCGTTCGCCCGCTCTATCGGAGTCGATCGAGCATCACCTGTGCGGCGAGCGCGATGTTTTTTTCGGCAAACGTGCCGGTTTCGGCGGTGATTGCGGTATTCATCGCTTCCAGCCATTTTGCATAGTTTATGCGGTGTTCGTCGTCGCCGAGCACCCAATCAAGGGCTTTGACCTAGATTTCTTTTTCGGCGTCGTCTGTTGCGCAATCCATTTTGAAGTGCGCTAGTTGCCGCTCTATTTCGTGTTTCGCTCGCATTAGCCAATATTCCCATGCTTCCGTTAGCTGAAGTGCAGACCGCGCTCTATGACGCGCTCACGGCCGCGCTCGCGCCGGTGCCGGTGCAGGATCAGGCGGGGCCGAATCAGGCGTATCCCTACGTCACGATCGGCGAGTTGACCGGCGACCAGCGCGACACGCTCGGCGAGCAAGCGGCCGGTATCGAAATGACGGTTCACGTGTGGAGCCGGCAACCCGGCATGCAGGAATGCCAGGTGCTCATGGCGCAGGCGAAGGACGCGCTCGACCGGCGCCGCTTGCCGGCGACGGGGTTTCAGTGGGTGGACACGATATGGATTTACGCGCAAACGTTGCGCGATCCCGACGGCATGACGCGGCACGGGATTCTACGGTTCCGGGTAGAGGTTTTCGGCAGTTAAATTCAAACAGGAGAGTAAGACTACAATGGCGAAATTTACGGGGAAAGGCGCGCAAATCTTTGTTCTGAGCGGCGGCGCGACGCCGGCCTATAACGAAATCGGGCAGGTTGCTGAAATCGGCAATATCGACGTGTCGGCCGACGAGGTGGACGTAACGACGCTCGACGCGGGCGATTACCGGGATTATTTGCAGGGCTTCAAAGATCCGGGTGAGTGTCAGATCACGGTGCTATTCGACCCGGAACTGACGGATCAAAGTGATGATCCCGACGGGTTATTCGGTCTGTTCACGAGCGGCGAAACGCGCGATTGGGTGGTACGGTTCAATTCGTCGGCGGTCGGTGGCTCGGCGTTCGCAACGTTCAAGGGCTTCATTCGCGATTGGTCTTTCGGCGCTTTGAACCCGGACGACCCGCAAGAGGTTCAGCCCACAATCCGCGTGGTCGGGCCTATCACGCTGGTGGACACGATGCCGGTACCGACGGTAGCGGGTACGCCCGCGGCGCCTGAAGCCAAAGCGGCGTAAGCTATGACAGAAAATCTTGTCAATCCGTCGGTGGAAATCCGGCTCGACGGCCAGGATTTCATCCTGCGCTACCGGGCGTTTGCGTTCATCCAGTACGCGCAGGCGACGGGCGGCGATCTATTGCGCGACGTGCGGGCGCTCGGCGCGCAATTGACCGAGTTCGGCGAGCTTGCGCAAGCCGGCGAAATCGCCGGCCTCGGTTCGCTGTTTGAACAGGTGCGCGATATCCTGTGGGCCGGCCTGGTCGATGCGCAGCCGGCCATCGCGCGCGATGACGTCGCGCGGCTGTTCACGCTCGCCGACTTTCAGCCGATCGCGACGGCGATCGGCGCCGCTCTACAGGCGGGCTTGCCGGTGCCTAAGGACGCGGGCAAGCGCCCTACGATGCCGGCGCCGAGCGGCCGGCGCCGGTCTTCTCGATCGACCAATGGGGTAGACTCTGGGCCGGTTTCCGCGACAGAAGCGGAATCGGATTCGCCGAGTTTGCCCGGTTGACGTTGCGTGAAATCGCCTGGTTGCACGACGCGCAACGGGCGCGCGAAACCATGACCGATTGGCAGACGGCGCGCATCGTCGCGATGCTTGCCGCGGTCAATTCCAAACAACGGCGCTATGACCCGGTGCGGTTTATGTCGGGCGGCGCCGAATTGCGGCGCGCGTCGATCGAGGCGCGCGCGCAACGCGAGCCGATGACGGGCGATCAAATCCTCGCGCGGTTCCGGCAATTGGGCGTACCGGTGATTGACAAGCGGATGAAACGAGAGTAGCGGGCTATGGGTGGAATCAGCGGCGGCGGGTTGAGTCTCGGCACACTGTCTGTTTCGATCGTTGCGGCGGTTGATCAGGCATTAGGCGAGTTTCAAAAACTCGGCAAGGCGGTTGACGATCAATCGTCAAAGTGGGACGGCCTTAAAAAGACCGGCGAGAACTTATCGACCGTCGGCACGTCGCTTTCCGTCGGGTTGACGGCGCCTATTGTCGGTATCGGTGGGGCGGCGATCAAGGCGGCGAGCGACTTCGAATCGTCGCTCAATAAAATCACGGCGGTCGGCGATATTACCGGAAAGGACCTGGAGCAGCTGCGTGCGCAAGCTATGAAGCTCGGCGCCGACACTAAGTACTCGGCGCAGGAAGCGGCCGAGGGTATGGGCAACCTAGCGGCCGCGGGTTTCGACACGACTAAGATCATGGGCGCCATGCCGGGTGTGCTCGATCTCGCCGCGGCCGGCGAATTGAGCGTAGCGCGGGCGGCGGAAGTCACGACGGACACGCTGAGCCAGTTCGGGCTGTCGGCCGACAAAGCCGGTCATGTGGCGGATGTATTCGCGAAGGGCGCCGCGGCGTCGTCTATCTCGGTTCAGCAAATGTCCGAGTCGATGAAGTACGCGGGTCCGATCGCGCAAAGCGCCGGCATATCGCTTGAGGCGGTCGCGACGGCGACGGCGCTATTAGGCAACGCCGGCATTAAGGGCGAGCAAGCCGGCACGTCGCTTCGCGGCATCGTATCGTCACTGATTAGCCCGTCGAATGCGGCAGCGGCCGCAATGGAGGCGTTAGGCGTAAAGGCGACCGATTCGGCCGGCAAGTTGATGCCGCTCGATCAAATATTCGGCCAGTTGAAAGACAAGGGCGCGACGACGGCCGATATGTTCACCATTTTCGGCCAAAACGCGGCATCAGCCGCGGCCGCGCTGACAAACAACGCGGGACCGGCGTGGGCGTCGATGACGAAGGAGATTGACAATTCCGACGGCGCCGCAAAAAAGATGTCCGAAACGCTCAATAGCGGGCTTGCGGGCGGATTCGAGCAAATGAAGGGTTCGCTCGATACCGTGTTGATCGCGCTCGGAACCTCGTTGCTGCCGATCATGACCAATCTGGTTAAGGTCGGAACCGATTTCATCAACAATTGGATTTTGCCCGCGGTCGAGTGGTTTTCCAAGTTGCCTGGTCCGGTTCAGAATGTTGCGATCGCGCTCGCCGCGGTCGCGGCCGCGATCGGTCCGGTGTTGCTCGTGGCCGGCACCATGATTTCGTCGTTTGCGACGGTCGCGCCGATCGTGGCGACGATGGTGACGGCGATCGGCGGATTCGTTGCGGCTATCGGCATCGTGCCTATTGCAATCGCGGCAGTTACCGCGGCACTGGTCGCGCTCGGCGTGTGGGTCTACAACAATTGGGACAAAATTACCGCGTCGCTCACGGCCGCGTGGGACTCGATTAAAGCGAAATGGGAAGCGGTCTGGACCGGGATTGTCGGCGCCGTCACGGCCGTGTGGGCCGGATTCAAGGCGGCGGTTGCGCCGTACTGGAACTTTATTGCTGAGTTGGTCGGCGCCATATGGCATATCGTTATTGCCGCGTGGGAAACCGAATGGAAACTGATAGTCGCCGCGGTCACGATTGTTTGGGATGCGATCGAGCCGTATGTGACGAAGGTCTTTAAGCCGATCATCAAGTTTCTGGCGGATGTCTGGGACGATTTAGAGTCGGGGTGGGACCGCATTTGGGGCAGTATCAAAAAAGCGGTCACGGGCGCGTGGGATGCGATCGACAAGGCGGCGACCGCTGTTTTCAAGCCGGCCGCTAAGTTTTTGACCGGCATTTGGGACGATGCCAAAAAGCTGTGGGTCGATACGTGGAATTGGGTCAAGGGGCAGATACTCGGCATTTGGCAGACGATCGAAACGGCCGTAAGCAAGTTTACCGGCGCGCTCGGCGCGATCGGTACCGTGATTACCGGCATCCCGGCGAAGCTGAACACGGTTGCCGACAGCATCAAAAAGGTCGGAACCGAGGCGGATAAAGCCGCGGGTCATTCGCCGGTTCCGGAACTGGCGGCGGCGCTCGCTGACGTGTTCGCGAAAGCGGGTGTGCTGCCGAAGCCGCTTGACGACGTCGCGGCGTCCGCAAAGGGCGTCGGCACGGACGCCGCGGGCGCGGTGCCGCACGTGGACGGACTGAAAGCGTCGTTGCTCGCGTGGGGCACTCAGGCGTTGTCGTCGTTCGGCGGGATCGGGACCGCGGTATCGGGCGCGCTCGGCGCGATTACCGGCATGGAAACATCGGCGCCCGCGTCACTGGCTACGACGTTGGCCGGCATTCACGGGAAATTGGATGATCCCTCGACCGGCGTTGCGGCAATGAAAAAGCCGTTTGAGACTCTCGCGGCCGGTGTGACGGGGCTAATGACGACTTTCGCGACCGATATTACCAAGTCGCTATTCGAGGGTGACACGTCGTGGGGTGAAAAGGGCAAGGCGTTGCTTTCGTCGCTCGGCAACCTCGCGAAAACGGCATTCGTTCAGCCGTTCGAGAAAGCGATAGGCGACCTGATTACCGGCGCGCTTTCCGACCTCTTGAGCGGCAAGGGACTTGGGGGCGTGCTCGACACCATCAAGGATATCGGGCGGGAAGCAACCAGCGCGTTCGACAAAATTTCTGGCGGCGCGCCGAGCGTACCGGGCGCGCCGGGTACTCCGAGCGTACCGGGCGGCGGCGGCGGAGGTGGGGGCGGCGCCGCTAGCACGGTGACCAGCAGCCTGACGGGTTGGATCTCCGCTATCAGCGGCGCCGTCACGGCGATAAGTTCGGTCATCGGCAATTTTCAGATGGCCGGCATGAATAAGTCGCTCGACATCATCGTCAAGCACACGCTGCAAGCCGCAAACGATCTTTTCAACCTTCGCCGAGACGATTGGGACCGGCACAACGAGTACGCGAAGTGGAAAGACGATATCGTCGGGTCGCTCTGGGCGACGCAGGCGCACACGAACGACGCTAAAAACTCGCTCGCCGACATTGCGCCTGATATCGACGCCGCGCGCAACATACTGTCAGAAATGATCGGCGTCCACCGCGAGGCGACGGGCGCGCAGCAGACCGCAATGGATCGCATCGTGAGCCTGCTAGGCGACGCGGTCGCAGGCTTAGACAAGCTCGCGGCCGGCCAGGTGATGCAAATGAATCTGTATGGGACCGACCCGACGACGGTAGCAAGCAAGATCGCCGGCCGCATGCGGATGCAAGGGGCGCAAGCGTGAGGGTACGCGCGGCGGTCGGCGGGTTCGACGTTTCGGGCGTCGTGCTGGTCGAATCGGCGACCGTCAAACAGGACTCTACCGAGGCGATATCGACCGCCGAGGTTACCGTGTTTCAGAGATACGGGACGGCGCGCTACGACGTCGCCGAGTACGACCGCGCGGCGTTCAACGAGTTCGCGGTTAATGAATGGGATGAACTGGTCTTATGGGACCAGGACACGACGCAATTGCTGTTCGCCGGCTTCATCCTGTCGGTGCAACGGGCGATCGAAGGGCCGCACTTGCGCCTCACCCTCGCCGCGGCTGATTGGGGAATCCTGTTCGAGCGCGCCCTGATTACGCAGTCGTGGCCTGATGGCACGCCGGATTCGACGATCATTGCCGACGCGCTCGCGCAAGTGCCGGCGCTGTCGGCCGGCACGATCGTTACGCAGGTTACGCAACTCGGGCTGATCGAGGCAAAGGACCAGCGCATACGCGATTTACTCGACGATATTTGCAAACTCACGGGCGGCGAGTGGAGCGTATCGTATGACGGCAAGCTCAACTATTACGCGGCCGGGTCGATTGTGGCGCCGTTCGGGTTGAGCGACCATCCTAACGGCACGACTTTGCAGCCGTACGTTCTCGAGGATTACGGCCGCGACTTTGCCGACGCCGCTAACCGCGTCGTTGTGCTCGGGGCGGTCGGCGAGGCGGGCGAGTTGAGGGCGACGGCGAACGATGCCGCGAGTCAGGCGCAATTCGGCGTCTTATCGGTGTCGCTGGTCGATCGCAACCTGGCCGACCCGACGACCGCGGCGCTGTGGGCCGAAGCGGAAGTCGCGGTGCGCGCCAATCCGAAAATCACCATTCAGGCGACGGTGTATGCCGCGGGACTCGCCCGCGGAATGACGGTGCCGGTCGAGGCGCAACGGTACGGCATCGCGAGCACTTTGATTCTCCGGTCGCTCGAAATCGGCATTATCGCGCCCGACCGCGAGCGGCCGGCGACCGCGGGTCACAGGCTGCGGTACCGTGCGGTGCTCGGGAGCCGGCCTCCGGACCTGGTCTATTCGTTGCGGCGCATGCAGCGCAAGCCGGTCGAGGCGACGCAGGCGCCGGCAAGCTCGATCGCGCCGGGTACGATCGGTCCCGATGACTTCATGGACTCGATTGAGCCGGTGATTGTGGTGAACCGCAAGCCGGCCGGCGCCGAGTGGGCGCAATATTCGGCAACCGCGGTCTTTTTGCTCACGACCGATCGCAAGCTCTACCGGCGCACGGGCGACGACTGGACGGCGGTCGTGCCGACCTCGGATATTGTCGGCCAGTTGCAGACCTCGCAATTTGCGCCGGGAAGCGTGACGACAACGGTGCTCGCCGACGGCTCGGTCGTGACGGCGAAGATTCCGAGCGGCGCCATTACGGCGCCGAATATCGCGGTTGGGGCGGTCACAGTGTCGGCGATCGCCGACGGCGCGGTGACGACCGCGAAGATTCCCGCGGGCGCCATACAGGCGCCGCAAATCGCGGCGAGCGCGGTCACGGCAAACGCCATCGCGGCAAACGCAATCGCCGCGGATAAAATACAAGCCGGCGCGGTGACCGCTAACGCGCTTGCCGCGAATAGTGTCACGGCCGGCGCCATTGCGGCCAATGCCATCACGGCGGGCGCTATCAGTGCCGGCGCGGTCACGGCGACCGCGCTTGCGGCCGGCTCGGTCACGGCAAACGCGATCGCGGCGAATGCCGTCTACGCCGAGGCGATACAGGCGAACGCCGTCACGGCGCAAAAGCTCGCGGCTAATTCGGTCGTCGCCGGCAAGATCGCCGCGCTTGCCGTGGTCGCCGGCAACCTTGCGGCCGACGCCGTCACGGCCGGCACGATCGCGGCGGGCGCCGTGGTCGCCGGCAAGATCGGGGCGAACGCCGTCACGGCCGGCACGATCGCGGCCGGCGCCATCACGGCTGACGCGATTCAAGCCGGCTCGATTACGAGCGACAAGCTGTCGGCGATAGAACTTGCGGTCGGGTACGGCGGCAACAAACCGGGCAGGATCGGCGTGTACAATTCCGGCTTTTCGCTGGTTGGGCTGGTCGGCGATTTAGGCGGCGCCGGGTTGCCGGGTAATACCTATTTCGGGGTGTGGGCGAAGCTGTGCGCGTTCGGCGGTACCGGCTATTCCGACGCTCCGATGTATACCGACGCGGCCGGCAACCTCTCGTTGCGGCAAGTCGCGCTCAAGATCACCGCGAGTGACGGGAGTTTTATTCAGACCGGACCGAGCGTCTTTGACGCTACGTACGGGTCCATTATGCTGAACGTCGTCAAAAGCGGCGATTCGGCCGCGTCGCTCGTGTCGCGCGGCCTGGTCGTCAGGACCTCGGGCGGCGCCGCGGTTGCCGGCGCGCTCGTCAGGTCGCCGACGAACGGGTTAACAAGCGAATTGGTTATCAACAATCCGGCCGGCGCGCTCACGATTTGGGGCGACGGCAACACGGGCAACATGCGCGCGGTGAGTTTTTCCGCGGGCGGCGCCGCGGGCAAGTCGCAAACCTATTTCGGCATCGACGGACTGAACATCACGTTTACGGGCGGGTTGTGTACGAATATCACGGGTCCGGACCGCACGGGTTTCTGGACCTCGGCGACGTTGCTTAAGTCGGGCGGCGGCAGCGTGACGTTGACGTTTCAAAACGGGCTGTTGGTCAACGCGGTATAAGCGGGCGAACGGGCGATTGTGCCGCCCGTTCGCCCGCTCATTCAAGGGAGACGGGGTTATGAAAATCGAGCATACATTGAATCCGACCATGCAGGCGTACGTGAGGGCGGGTATTGACGAAGTGAACCGATTGCGCCGCGAGTACTGGCAGTTCCTCGGTCAGGCGAAAGAGGCGGAAATGGCCGCGGCCGTGCTGCAGGCGAAGCTGAGTGAGCAACTCGGCCTGATTCAGCAGTCGGAAGGGTTGCCGGCGCCGATCGCGCCGTACCGGCTGAACGACGACGCGACCAAGCTAATCGGCGAGGTTCCGGACCCGGCGCCGGCCGCGGTCGAGCCGGTTATGGCGGCGCCGTACGTGAACGGCGTGCCGAGGGTGGCGGAACATGCCGGATAACCCCCCGTTGCTGCCGGCGCCGTTCCGCTTGCGCACGCCGCTTGCGGCGCCTCCGGGCTGGCCTCCGGACGTCGCGCCGAATCAGATTATCGCGTCGTCGCATATCAACGCGATCCGCGACTCGGTTTTCGCGTGGCCGGGGGATGTGGACGGGCAGAACCACACGCTATCGAATGTGGTACTAGTTAACGCGGTCGGCGTCTTGAGCGACCCGACGACGACGGCCGGCGACCTGATCGCCCGCGGCGCCGCGGCGATCGCGCGGCTTCCGGTCGGTGCGGCCGGCCAGGTGCTCACGGTCGATCTGGCGGCGCCGCAAAAATTGAAGTGGGACACGCCGGCCGCGGCGCCCGTGGCGAGCGTTTTCGGGCGCGTGGGCGCGATCGCGGCGCAAGCGGGGGATTATACCGTTGCGCAAGTCACGGGCGCGCTGGCGGACCCGCTGACGACGCGCGGCGACCTCATGGTACGGGGCGCCGCGGCGACGGGGCGCATGCCGGCCGGCATTGACGGCCAGGTGTTGCTCGCCGACGCGGCGCAACCGTTCGGGCTGCGTTGGGGTTCGGAGTCGGTGCCGAGCGTTTTTGGGCGCTCGGGCGCGATCGCGGCGCAAGCCGGCGACTATACGGCGGCGCAAATCACGAACGCGGTGAGCACGGCCGCGAGCTATCCGGACCCGGCGTGGTTGCCGTCGCTCGCCTGGTCGAAGTTGATAGGCGTGCCGGCGACGTTCACGCCGTCCGCTCACACGCACGACGCGGCCGCGATCGCGACCGGCGTTATTGCGGCGGCGCGACTCGGTTCCGGCGTCGCCGACGCTACCGTGTATCTCCGCGGTGACGGCACGTGGGCCGCGGCCGGCACGGGCGGCGGCGGCGGGGTGGTGTCGGTGTTCGGCCGCGCCGGCAACGTCATCGCGCAGTCGGGCGACTATACGGCGGCAATGGTGACCGGCGCCGTGAGCGACCCGACGACCTCGACCGGCGACCTGATTGTAAGAAACAACGTCAACGCGCTGACGCGCTTGCCGATCGGCGCGAACGGGCAGTTATTGCAGTCGGACCCGGCAAGCTCGGTCGGCATGAAGTGGACGTCATTGGGCGCCGCGGCGCAAACGCCGTGGGTTACCAATATCGACGCCGCGTCGTTCAACCTGGTCAACCTCGGCCGGCTCGGCGTGGCGGTCACGGTTCCGAATTACGCAATTGACGTGGTCGGCGATATCAACTATACGGGCGTTTTGCGCGTGGGGGGCGTGCCGGTCGTGTTCGGCGGTTCGCAAACGCCGTGGACGCAGAATATCAACGCGGCCGGGTTCGCGCTGAATAACGTGGGGACGCTCGGTATCGGCACATCGACGCCGCTTGCGGCGCCGCTGGTCGTGGCGAAGGGCACGCCGGGTGCGGCCGGCCAGGTCGCCGTACAGGATACCGGCGCGCTCGCAAGCGGGGCGCCCGTGTTGCTGGTTACCGGCATGAGCAGTGAGGGTACGCGGTGTTGGGCTGTTGGCAACCGCGGCGGCGGTACGTTCGGGCAATCGCTGTATGTCTGGAACGATCGCAATAGCGATATGATCCTAGCGACCAACAGTGTGGAGCGGATGCGGATCACGGCGGCGGGCAACGTGGGAATCGGCCACAACAACCCGCAGGGACCCTTGCACGTTAGTGGGGTAGGCTCTATCTTTGGCACTAACGGAGCGGCGGGCTGCACGGTGGCTGCTCCCACCAATGCAAACCTCATACTCTACCAAAACGGTGGCGGCAATTGGGCTGGCATTGGCGCAGATGGAAACGGGTGGTTGTATTTCCGCACGGGGTTGAGTGGCGCGCCTGATGCGCGAATGGTCATTACCAGCGCGGGCAATGTCGGCATCGGGACGGCGGCGCCGGCTTGTCTACTGGATGTAAACAACGGGGCGATTCGCGCGAGTGGTACCGGCGTCGCGCCGACCGCGGGCGCCGGCCTGGAGCTTTTCTACGTGCCGGCGTTCAATTGGGCGCGCATCATGGCTTACGACCGATCCGCGGGCGCCTATAAGGACATCAAGATCGGAACCTCTAATGGGGTCCAGTTGGCCGTCAACGCTAACAACACGGTGACCATCGGAGATAACAGCACGGCGTGCAATCTCGGCGTGGGGACGACCGTGCCCGCGTATCGCGCTCACATCTACGGCCAGGGCGGGGTAGCGGAAGCGAGCGGCGGCACATTCACGCCGTCGCTCAATACGGGTAATTCGCTTTGCCTCCAAGACTCTGGGGGCGGTGTCTATCAGGGTGGGGCTGTTGTTTTTGGAACGGGCGCGACGAGCGGTTGTGCTGCCGTCCGGTTCCTGTACTCCAATAGCGCCGGGTTCGGTCAGGGCGACCTCGGCTTCTATATTCGTAACATTGCAGGCACTGAAGCGATGCCGCTGGTGCTGCGGCTGACAGCTGTGGGGCTGACTGTTCTGCCTCTGATGCCGACCGCCAATCCCGGTGCGGGCAGTAAAGCGTTATGGGCTGATCCGGCTGATGGGTTCCGGGTTAAGTGGGCGAATTAAGGTAAGGGAAGGGATTTACAGCATGACCTACGAAGAGTCAGCAACACTGATGCAGGACCCGGCGTTCAAGGGCCGCGTGAAAGTGGCGTGTTTGAAATACGCCGATTCGATCATGATTGAGGCGTCAAACGTGCCGGCGCATAGCAGCCGCTTGCGTTGGGCGAGCACGTGTTTTCAGTCGCCCGACGCGGTCGCCGCGCAAGTGCAGGCGCCGGTCGTCATGGACGGCGCCGTGCAAACGGCCGGCGCTGCGGTGACGGACGCGGCGCTGCAGGGTTCGGTTGAGGCGACCGTGAATAAGATGCTTTAGACTTTTTGGCGTTTTTTCGCTACGGCGCGACGGCGGCGCGCTTCGATCTTCCGCGCTTCCGGGTCGGCCGGCCAGCCGCGCGAGCCGTTCGTGCTGGCCGCGATCGCCGGCCGGCGTTGCGGCTTGACGGGCGCGCCGGCATTTCGTAGCGCGTCGCGTGTGATGTCCACGTGCGCCTGCATGACTTCGAGCATGGCCACCATGCCTGGTAACAGGCGCGCGGCTTCCATTAGTTTCGCGTAATCGTCGTTTTGTCTCATTGATGCTCCCTATGTGCGGTCGGCGCCTTGCTCGGCGCCGGCCGCTCTTTTTTTTGCCACTCTGGCCGCGGCCGCTTTTTTCGCGATCTCCGTTCGCCTTGCCGGCGACAAGCTCGCGGCTCGCGCTTTCCCTCCGACCTTTCCGCCCATTCGGCCGATCTTAGACTTTTCGCCGTCGCTCAACACGGCCGCGCGCGCGATTCCGCCTTTTTTCCCGCCGAGCCGGCCGAGCGCAACCGCGTTCGGATTCTTTTTCGGTTTCTTTTCCTTCATCCCTTTAGCTTAACTTGACCGCTCTGCGTTTGTCCACGCGGGCGGTCTTTTTTTATTTGCGATTCTATTTGCCCATGCGCTTGACACACGCGCTCAAGTCAAGCTAGAATTAAAGAGTAGACGACAGCCGCGAGGCTTAAAAGCGCGAAGGAAAAAACAATGACTCTCGAATGCAAAACCTGCAGCAACTATCTGGCGGTCGAAAACGCGGGCGCCGATTCGGCGATTGACACGATCGCCTGCGGTATCTGCGGCGCCGCGCTCTGCGACGCGTGCGAAAAGATCGCGTGCGCCGAGTGTGGCGACGTCATCATGTGCGCGGATTGCGGTTATCAGGGTAACGGCGAGTGTGTCGCCTGCGTGACCGCTCACGTCGCCGAGCTTGAATCGGCCGGCGTGCCTTGCACGTGCGGCAACGGCGATTATGCCGACGTCCGCGGCTGCGAGTCGTGCGACTCCGATAGCTCGTACCGGCGCGCGCTCGCCCGTGCCGAGGCGGTCGCCGCGGCGATCGCGGTTCGCAAGCCGGCCGGTCGCGCCGGCCGTACGCGCCTGGTCGCCGCATAAGCGAGCGGGCGCACTTCAAAACTCAACCAACCAAAGCGAAAGGAAAAAAAGACAATGATCGGTGACAAAAACGAGATGGATCGCAAGCTGAAACAGCTATCTAAGGCGGTGCGGAAATTTCAAGGCACGTCATACCGTGCCTTAGATGCAGCCTTTGCCTTGCAAAAGAACGCGGCTGGAACGGAGGCAAACCGCAAGGCGCAAGCCCGGTGGGAAACGGCCGATGCAGCCTTTCAGGCTGCGGATCAATCCTTGACCGCCCTGCTCATGGAGTACGGGGAGTAGGTCTATAGTGAGCGGGCGACGCGGCGGCGGGTTCGCCGTTTCGCTCGCTCATTCGCCGGCCGCGCGGGCGCCTGGTCGCGGCCGGCCGGCATTAAGATGAGAGCAAAAAACGAAAGGGAAAATGACGATGCTTGAGAATCCGATGTACCTTGCGGATCCGCCCGAGCCGGCGCCGCGCTTTGAATTGCTCGGGCGCCCGCGGGTCGAAAGCGGCTACAGCGACGAATGGGAAACCGTCATGATTTGCGACATACGGCGCGACGACGGCGTGATAGCTGACGTGTGGATTGTGGCCGGCGTGCCGACGAGCAAGCGCGGATCCAGTGCCGCGGCCGGCAGACAACGCGGGTATTGCGACGTGCGCATGTTCGGTGATTCGGCTGGTCACTGGTGTTCACCGTGTTTCGACGCCGACGACGCCGACGACATTATCACGGCTTGCAGGACGGCCGCGCTTGCCGCTCATCTGGAGGCAACGCAGGCGCGGGAAGGGTAGGACCGGCCGCAAGACGCGGGCAGTAACCGACGGGCGCCTTTCGACGGGCGCCCGTTTTTCTTTTGCGTATTTCTTGACAAGTACGCTCAAGTCAAGCTATAGTTAAAGAGTAGACGACAGCCGCGAGGCTTAAAAGCGCAAAAGGAAAAACGAATGCAAACCGTAAAATTTGTTGCCGATATCGACGCTACCGTCGGATCTCTGGGCTATTCCGTTCTCTTGGGACGCTATGACGGCTCTGCCGAGCGTATGACGTGCCTTTACGTGCGCGATAACACCGGCTGGTGTGTAACCGCCATGATCGTTCCGGCCGACACTTTCAAGGGGAGGCTCTAAATGAGCAACCCGCACACGATTTCAGCGGCGCCGATCGCCGCGGCCGAGCTTGAGGGTTGCTGGAATTGCAACCGTCGTGATGCACGCCTCGATTCCATCTTTTGCTCGGACGATTGCGAAAAGTCTTTTCAGGAAATGTAAGCCATGACGAACAACAAACACACACTTTCAGCCGGCGCTTTCATGGCGTCGTTTTCCTCGGCCGTGCGCCTGGTCGCGCCGGCCGCGGCGCCCGCGGTCGCCGGCCGGCCGCGCGTTATGGTGGTCGATCGTTGGGACGGCACGCGCTTTGTCGAGGTTGAATTGCGCTGGAACGGCACGACGTACGCGGAGGTTCGCTAGATGCTCGCGGAATACCTCACAGCGAACGGCTGGACGCGCGACGGCGCCGGCGACACGCTCGCCGAATTGCAGGCATATTTTATTTGGCTAGACTCTTGACGCACGCGCTCAAGTCAAGCTAGAATTAAAGAGTAGACGACAGCCGCGAGGCTTAAAAGCGCGAAGGAAAACAATGACTGTAGCAAAGTTTATCGACGCGGCGAACGGACTGGAAGTAGAAGTGTTGCAGTTCGGCGCCGCAAAGTTCAACGCGATTTTTCGCGATACCGATGCCGGCGAGGTTATCGGAATCACGATCTTTGCGACTCTTGACGCGGCGAGCGCGCACGCGCGCAATCTGATTGGCTCGGAGGTTGCATAACATGGCGGCGATCAAATTTCAGACCAACGTGCCGGTAGAGCTAGCGTTGCGGTCGCTTGCCGGCGAACTGGTCGATTCGCAATTCGGCGGTCAACAGTACCGCTTTACGGCCGACCTCGGCGTGTTCTACGTGTCCGAGCCGGTCGGCGATATCATCCACAATCAGGTGCGCAAGCTCGGCGTCGTGGTCGGCGAGTGCATTGAAATCTGCAAGCGCGAGGTTTCCCGCAACGGCCGCAAGTCGATTCAGTGGGAAGTGGCCAAGGTCGGTTTCTCGGTCGGCGAGCAACCCGACGGGACTTTCGCGATCGCGGCGCCGGCCGCGGTCGAGCCGGCGAGCGACCTGGAGCGCAAGCTCGCCGCGTCGATCGCCGAGGTTCAGGCGCGCAAGGCGCCGGCCGCGGCCGCAACCGCGGCGCCTGGTATGGTCGCGTGGCAAGCGTCGCTGTTGTCGCAAACCAACGCGCTGACCGACGTCTATGCCGCGGCGCTGCAGCACGCGAGCGCGCAGCACGGGAACGCGATCAAGGCGGATGATATCCGGTCGCTCATGTTGAGCGCGTTTATCAATCTCGCGAAAGGCGGTAACCAGCGTGCAGCCTAACGGGTTGGTCGTGCTAGACGGCGGCGAGCGGGCGGGCGGTTCGCCCGCCCGCCGCTCACTGGTCGCCGATTCGGCGCTCGGGTTTCTCTTGCGCGAAGCGGTCAAGCTCTCGCGCGGCCGGCGGGATCCGGTGTTGACGTGGTTGCTGCACAAGTGCGTGGAAAGGGTAAAGGGGGCTAACGATGGAAATGAATAAGCATGTAACCTCGGCATTCCGGCTCGCGCATCGCGCAAGCGAAAACGGGCGGTTCGACTTGGAGGCGCGGAACGTCTTTCGCGCGATCGCTCATGAGATATGGCAGGCGTACGGCCGGCCGACCGACGCCGAGCTTGACCCGGCCGCGGGTTCGGGCAATGAGTAAGATCACTTTTGAGTTGGATACGCCGATCGTGGTTCACCTGATGGACCTCGACGGCCGCGAGCGGGACTCGGCGTTTCCGCCGTTTGAGTCGTATTGGGTGTTTGAGGCGGAGGAGGGTCACTTTTGCCTATCGGACACGCAGGGCGGATTGTTCCGCGCGCGCTTGAAATCACGCCGCATCGAAGTCGGCGAGCCGGTCACGGTCGTTAAAACGAAGGTGCCGAATCCCAATAGCGACCGGCCGATTATCGAGTACTTGCCGTACCCGTGGGAGCCGCTCGAAAAGACCGCCTGATGATGGCCGGTGCGGGCCGGCCGAAACGTCGCCGTTGAAGTTCATGCGGCGACGTCGCGGACATCTCCGCAGGAAAAGTAGACGACAAAATGAAAAACAGAATCATTGCAGGAATAGTGTGTCTCGCGCTCGCCAGTGGCGCGGTTGCCGGCGTCGGTGAAGATAAGGCGGTCTACCGCGGCGGTACGGCCGGCGTACAGCAAAATAAAGAGGGCTGGTTGAAGTTGACCGGCGCCGACGAAGCGGTTTTCGTCATCGGCAAAGAGCGCGTGATTATCCCGTACAAAAACGTAACCTCGATCGAGTACGGGCAAAAGGCCGGCCGGCGCGTCGGCGCCGCGGTGGCCACTGCCATACTTGTGTCGCCGCTTGGGTTGGCATTATTGCTGTCTAAAAAGCGAAAGCATATGCTTACGCTCGGCTGGACGAACGCCGACGGCAAAGCTGAGGGCGCGGTGTTTGAGCTTGGGAAAACGGCAATCCGGCCGGCGTTGATTACTTTGGAAGCGCGAACCGGCAAAAAGGTGGAATACGAAAGCGCCGACGCGCAAGCCAACATCGGCCGCTAATCGCCGGCCGTATCCTCGACCGGAGTTGCGCGCGCTTCGATGATTTTTTGCAGGCGCGCCGTGAACACTGTTTTTGCATCGCCCGATAGCGACTCCTGGTCGCTTTCGGGCGAAAGTGTTTTTATGGAGTGCGCGTCGAGGATATCGCGCATCATGGCGACGATCGCGGCGCCGTCGTCGGTCGTGACCTCGCCCGCGGCGACGCGCTGAATCATGTCGAGCATAGCCGCGCGCACGTCGGCCGGCGTCTCTGTCTTAGGCAAGTCGAGCGTGACCGGCGCCGTGCGCGGCCGCGGCCAGATCCGGTCCATCACGATCTTGGCGGCTTGCATGTCGCCGGCCTCGGCCGCTTCGATGATCTTTAGCAGCATCGGCAACGCGCGCGATCGAGCGGCCGCTTCAAGGGCGCGGTGCTTGCGGTTGCGGGCGCTTTTAGGCCGGCCGTTGCCGATCGGCGAGTTGCCGGCCGGCGCCTGGTCGGGCGCCTCGTCGGGTTCGAGTCCGTCGATCAAAAAAGGCTGAGTCACAAGCGAAACATCCTGGCCGGTCGCTGTTTAGACGGTATCACGACCGGCCGGCGCTTTCAATCCGGCGCGCGATCGTGGCACAATATATGCCGATCGCGGTTGCTCTGTATTTCTCCCCCGAGGGTTTACCGTGGAAGTCGATGTATCGTTCGTTTCTCTAGAGCGCGTGACCGGCCGGCTCAATATGGGCTATGACGTTTGGGACGTCCGCGGACGCCTGGTCTTGCGCACACTCGCGCTGTCTCGCGTCTTGCGGCGCCGCGCGTCGTACTTCCGGGTGAACGCGACCGGCCGCATATACGCGCTCGAATCGCGGCATAAATCGGTCGAGATACCGGCCGCGGCGATCGAGTGGCGGTGAACGGGGCTATGCCTGTTTCGCTCGCCGCGGGCGATCCTTCCATTTTTCCCGCTGTGCCGGCTTGCGGACCTCGGGCAAGCCGCATGCTTCACACTGGGGGCCGTCGTAGCTCCACGCGCGTATCTGAAGGTCGGGTTCCGGGTAGGGCATCCGGCCGACCCGGATAACCTCGGGCGGTCGGTACGTGTACCAAGCCTCGCGATATCCGCCGCGGTGCGGCCGTAGGATCTGGCCTTGAATTCCGCCATCGTCAAGTATGCGGCAAACCAACAGGAGCGACGTTTGCCAATGCGGGTCGGCGCCTGGTCTGAGTTGCACGATGTCGCCGACCGCAATCTCTTGATGATTGGCGCCGCCAGTTTGCCGCGCTCGCGCGAGAAGCATCTCAAGTATCGTGATTTCATCCGACATTTTCGGCCATTTATTCTAACGGAACATGGGGCGGCGAGCGAGCGGGCGAGACGGCGGAACCGTCGCCCCCTCGCCCGCTCATTCTGCTATGCTGGCTCGAAATGGCAAGACAGCTTGAACTACTCACCAAACACCTAGCGGCCGAAAGGCTCAAGATTTCTGTACGGCGCCTGATGGAGCTTTCGGCCGAGGGCCAGATTAAGCGGCATCGTGCGGTTGACCCGGCGACGAAGCGCGAGGCGGTCATGTTCGCCGCGGCCGACGTCGAGAAATTGCAACAGGTATGGAACAGCGTTCCGGGCGCGCGGGCGCCGCTTGCGTTGCCGGCGCCGGCCGGCGCGATCGCGGCCGAGGCTGAGCCGGAAGAGGATTACGATGCGCCGTTGCGGCCGTGGCTGACGATCTTGCAGGCGTCGGAATATTCAGGCTTGCCGGCGTCGATCCTGTTGCGGTTTGTGGAATCCGGGCGGTTGCCGGCGCTCGACGTCGGCGTGCGGCCTGGTGGGCATTGGCGGGTGCGTCAAATCGACGTTGACGCGATCGAGGGCGATCGGCGAAAGGGCGGGCGGTAATGTCCTTTGACTTCGCGTTGGGGTCGGCGGTAGTCTTGGTTTGTTGCAAAAGCATGACCCTGAGACGGGGCGGGGAATTGGTTTCGACCCACCAATGACGGGTTCCCGGCGTCCGCGGTGTGCGTACCCTTGCGGGTTCACATGCGGGGGATTGATCCGCCAACATCGGGCGGTTGCTGTCGAATCCCGACGGCGGGTGCGGGGCCTTTGCAACCGTAATAAACCCGGCAAGGCGCACCCAACATTGGGGTTACGCTATGTCTCGCCGCTGTGATAACGTAGTCAACGATACGATAGTTTACGAGTCTAAGACGGCTGTTTCCTTCGCAAAAAAAAGGAAACGGCACGATGCTATCAACATCGTGCCGTCAGTAGACCGTGAACGGAAACCGTGCGAGGTGAACCGTGCGACGGCCTGAAACTGAATCGAGTATAGCATTTCCAGCCAGAAAAAAAGCCGCTAAAGCGAATTTAGCCCAATTTTCTCAACGACTTCTGATAACAGATAAGTTGTCAACGGAGTTGGACTGCCCCCCTGAACTGCCACCCGAAAACGGGTTTCTCGCGGTCGATAAGGCTCCGTTTCATGCGCTCGCGCGGCGTGCCGAGGGTATCCAATTAGCAATTGTTTTGTTCGTGATAGAGCGTACAACCTCGGCCGTTCGCCGGCCGGAATACGCACATATCCCGATCGGCGATTACGTGGCGTTGACGGGCAAAACACCGCGCATGGTCTATGAGGCGATCGCGGAACTGCAGGGCAAGGGATTTATCAAGCGTGACGGCCGCGGCGGTATCAAGGCGTGTCCCGAGAACTTCGCCGCGGCGCCGTTGCCGGCCGCGCGCAAGTGCAAGCGCCGGCCGCTGGTCGCGTCGGTCGAGGCGCCGGCCGCGGCCGCGGCGTTGCGGGTCACTGACAGAACATTGCCACATGAGGGCGGGGCGGTCGAGCCGGCCGCGGCGCCTTTATTTGCCGGGGTTGAGCCGGTGGCGGCAGTGAAGTTAACTTCAGTCGAGCCGGCCGGCGACCAGGTCGAGCGTCCGGCCGAGGCAATCATTTCAACCACGGTGCCGGCCGAGCCGTTAGTGAAGTTAACTTCACTCCCCACTGAACCTGATTGCCAAAAAGCTGAAACCTATTGCCCGTGGAATTGGCGATGTTCCCATTTATCAACGGGTTCCGGCGCCGTAAGCATTGAAACAGAGAAACACACAATCACGACGACGACGGAGCCGACTGGCGATCGGGCCGAACGTGAAGCGGCCGCGCTCGAAACTGCGTATTTAGCACGTTTTCTGCAACCGGCCTCGCGCATCGGCGAAGCTCTCGGCGTTGACGACGAAGCGGCCGGCCGTATGTGGCGCGAAGCGTCCGCGGTCAACTGCGCGCTCACGCCGCGCGATTTTCTTTCGATCGGTCGCATGAAGGAAAACGAGTGGTCGCGCCAGTCCGATAACCGGCCTGGTCTGAAAGTGAAATCACGCGTCGGGTTGCTGGTTACTTCGATGCCGGCCGCGGTGCAGGGCGCGCTCTATATGCAGGCGCGCGAGCAAGCGGCCGACGAACTGGCGAGCGATCTTTGCGAGGCGCGCGAAATCCTCGCCAAGCGTCCACCGCGCGATCGTGCATGGGCTATGGCGATACTCGCCGAGGCTGACGGATACGATACCCGTCAGACCGCGGACGGAAAAACGATAGCCGCTATAGCCGCGCGCTATTCGAGCGCGTGTGCCACGAACACGGCGAAGCCATAAAAAACCGCTCTAGGCGCGCGCCGTACTTTCGGAAACATAAAAGCGACTGTACGTTTGCGTTCCGCCTCACCCGGTATAAGGGAAAATACCTAGACCCTTCGCGGGTCGAACTGCGTTAGCATCCGTGTAACTAAACTTCCATCCGGTGTTCAGACGGGACGATAACCGGTTTGGCGAAAAGTGCTCGTGCAGTTCGGCGCCCGGGTCGCCTTTCAAGCCGTTTGACCGGCTTGTTTTCCCGGTCGCTCCCGGTCAAATTGCGGGAAAACTGTCTTTTCCTCCCCCAAGGGGTTTTCCGGTGTCCAAACTCCCTGTGCTCTCACACGATTGCCTTGTAATGCGGGTTACGCTCGATAAGGCCGCGCGTATGGTTCTGGAAGGTCAAGCCGCGATGGTGAAGGGCGGGCGCGCGTTGCGCCTGCTGCCGCCGTCGTCCGATACGTTGCACCCATGCCGCACGCACACGTCGCGCGGCGGCATGCTCGCGGCGATCGGCCGCTCGCAACAATACACGGTGAGCGAGCGTCAACGCGTGACCGGCTTCAAGTCGATTTATCCCGAGGACCGGCCGGCGTTCCATACGGCGGTGCTCGACTGTATAGCGGGGTTCCGCTCGTGACCATTGGCGACCTTCGGCGGGCGACGTCCGGTTTTCCCGACGCGCTCGAAATCGAGATAATCGTAACGACCATTGATGCGGACGGCGACGAAGTCGAACATAGTTACGATCTCGAATCAGTCACGACCGGCATGGACCCGGACACGGCGGGAGAATGCGCTCGCTTCCGGTGCGGCGACTAACGGCGCGATGAATTTCAACCGCTTGCCGAGCGATATCACGCCTGAGGAAATCGAGGCGACGGCCGCGGCGCTGACGCCTCAGCAGGCGCAAGAGCTTCTGTACTGTTGGGAGTTGTGGAGCCGTACGGAGCAGGAGTGGCCGGCCGGCGACTGGCATAC